GCATCATCGGGCGGTGCGTTCTTGCACAAGTCGAATATGTGGATGTCTACATTCGACAGGTCTTTGCACAGGCTCGCGCACTCTTCGCGGATGTCAAAGCCCGTGATGTTCGATGCCGGTAGATAGTGCGACCACATGTGGAGTGATGCGCCACACGCCACACCGGCTTCGGCTATCTCGAACACGCACTTGTGTCGGGGCTGTCCCTCGGTGCGGATCATCTCGGCTACGATGCGCTCATATACGTCTGTATAACGATGCTTTACGTTGCCCTTGTCGCTGCCGAATAGATCCGCCAGTCCCGTGAGCGTCATCTCTTTCAGGTTCACCTCGCCGGTATCCGGGATGTACTCCTCGGGGGTTACGGTGTCCAAGTAGCGGCGCACTCCGCCTCGTGCCATCGGGTCGTTCATGGTTCTACCTCCCATTTGATTCCGGTGTTGCTCCCAACCGGGTCAATATCCTTTCGCATCACTACATAGCCCAATACTTCGCCGTCAAATGAATCAACCGTGATGGTTACAATTGCGTAACCCTCTCCAACTTGTTGAAGCATTTTGTTTGCGCTTTCATAATCACGGTAGCCAATCCAAATCATTTGCTCTCTCCCCTCGCACGGATGGCGGCGCGGGTCATGGCTTTTTCTCCGTCACTTCGCACACGCCAATCTCAACCATTTTGTCAAAGCAACATTCCATGCAGAACCGCCGCACGGTTCCGGTATCAGCACGGCTAAATGTGATAGTGCCAACAACGGTTCCGTGCGTAGGGCAGTCATACTCGGGCTGTTTGATAACTAAGCCGTCAATTGGCATTGTGATGTCGTCGCGGGTCATAGTTGCTCCGTGCGGGTTTAGTACATTGATCTTTGGACTCGGAGGCTTTCCAAACTTCCACGAATCAGGATCAATGCTGATAGTTTTAGGTGTGGTGTCGTCGCGGGTCATGGCTTCACCCCGTAATACTTTCCCACCAACTTGAATGCGTCTATGTGTCGCTTTAGTTCTGCCAGATCCGCTGCCTTGTCCGTATCGAATATCGCCATCCACTTCCCTGACTTCCGCAATTTGTAGTCTTGCTGGAGTTGCTTCATGGTGCGCTGCAATTCCGCTGCCGTGATCTCTTCGAGCAGGTCGGAGCTGACTTCAATCTTCATAGCTCACCCTGCTTCCACAGCACATAGTCGTACTGCTTGATCCCTCGGCGTATTGCGGTGCCGATAACGGACTGACGGATACCCCACTCTTTTACGAGATCTTTGTAGCGCACTCGCTCGTTCTCTGCTTTGGCTAACTTCTTGCGCTTCAGTACGATCTTGTACTGCTCAAATGACAGGCGCGGGTTGTAGCGCGAGATCTTGGTATATTCGCTCACCACAATCTCCCGATAGCGAAGCCAAGCATCAAGCCAAAAACAAACACCATGATCTCAATGAAGATCATCTCGCCTCGCTCTCTGGCCTTCTCAATTTCCATGGCGTCAAGCTGCGCCAGTAGTTTGGCAATCTCTTCCATCTGCGCGTCTTTTGAAGTGCGCGGCTTTCTAGTTTCTATTCTCACCAGTAATACCCTCCGGTGCGGCGGCGTGAGCAAGCCCAGTTCGGCTCCGGTACGCTCGCCCATTCTCGGTATGCTTCTGCTTTGCGGCGTTCAATCCAATCTAGGATCGTGATCCAGATATTCATCGTTCGTTGTCCTCGCGAGTTCGTTTTCTAGTAAGCGTATTTCTCTTTGCTTGTCCTTGATCTGTCCCCACAGCCAGTCTACTTTTCGGACCCGGCTTTCGACCGAGCCAACCCGTGGGTCTTGCAGTACGTCTTCCGGTTTCAACGGCATCGGATAGCTCCCTGATTAATTTCTGAGCGTGAAAGAGTTTCTTGCGTTCTTGCTGCGCGGCATTCCACTTCGCGACCTCTTCGGCTTTTGCCTTAGCGTGCTTTCGTCCACGCAAGAAGTGACACTTGCCATAGTGCTCCGTGTGACAGAGCGGACAGAATCTGACGAGCTTTGGAGTCAGCCCGTACAGCGACCAGAAGTCACTCGTCTTCAAGCAGCTCTTCCTCTTTGAAATCCAGCTCGTAATAGTCCTCACCGAGACAGTACGGGCAGACATCCCAATCGCCGTAGGCGTTGCTATAAACCTCGGTGCACTCAAACTCGGTGTCGCACTTGCGGCAGTAGTAGTACATGTCCATGTTTGTGTTCCTATATCGTTTGGGTTTGGGTTCAAGCTGGTTGCGTAGAGATTAGTCCCCTCGCGTGATTAGCGCAAGGGGGTTGTTTTAGTGGGCTGATCGGCGGTCCAGTTCTTCCTGCGCCCAGTCCAGATCCCACTGGTACATGCGGTTCTCTTCCTCATAGCGCATGTCCCGAGCGTAAGAGATGGCGTCCTCGACCATCTCCACGACGTTGGGCTTGAATCCGCCCACGTTCCAGATCGTGACTTGCTCGGGGGGCGTGTCTTTGCGCCAGTCGTAAACCGTGGCTACGTGCACATCGTCGTTCTCGTCTAGGAACTCAATAACCCACTCGGCTTGGGTCTTCTCGCCGTCGCCCGGAAGAGGGCGACCGAATGCATTGACCAGTTCCGAGTAGGTGGCCAGCACGAGGCCCTGAAAGAAGGTGCCGTTGGCACCGCTCATCGTCACTTCGTATCGCATTGCAAATCTCCTAATTAGTTTGCAGTTCGTGATATCGACAGGTGGATAATACTCAAGCCGCTTGCGCTGCGCAAGGGGTCATTGAACGACAAATTGCAGCATCGAAATGGGTAGCATTACTGCTGTCTTCCCGTGCGGTGTTCTCGGGTAGATCAGCATGTGCCCGCTGAACTCGGTGCTAAAGAGCAGTAGCTGGGCGTTCGAGACCCCCTTCTCGACCCCCTCGAAGTCGTCCAGCAGGATCACGGCATTCTTGTTGAGCTTCGCCATGAGCGCGACATCGTCGCCCCTCAAGCGCCCGTCTATGTAGAAAAGGTCCGGCTTGAACTTCTGCGTGATCAGCTCTTCAAACATTTGGGTGGATGTCTTGCGCTGATACTGAATGATCTTCGCCCGACCGAGGGCGGGCAGTTCAATGGCGTTGCTGGCATCGCAGGTGTGGATGGTCGTGTTCACCTCGGCTGCGTATGACATCGCGATCGTGGATCTCCCGATGAACGTGCCGACCTCGGCGATACCCTTCGGGTTGAAGTAGCTGACCAAATCAAAAAGACAAAACGCATCTTCCAAATTAATGGAGCCGGTCTTGTAATCCGCGCTTTCCACCAATTCGCTCAAGTCCCCCATATCCGTGGCTAGCTCAGGCGGGCGTGGCCGGTGGTTGCGCACTATCTGCCAGAACATTTCCGAGAACATCATGCGGTTCACTCTTAACGGGTTCATTTGGGTTCCTCCAGAATTTGTCCCACGTACTTTGGGATGTCTTGAACGTAAAAGTAGGATCGGCTCTTGGGGTGCGGGTTGGCCGGGTCGTATGTCGTCCAGTAAACGACATCCCGAGCCGTTGCCGTGACTTGGCAGAGTAGCGGCATGTGCTTGGCGTCCAGCCAGTGCCGGTGCTCGAAGATGGTTCCGCGCTTCATCTGGTGCCCTCCAGCGCCCTCTGGATAGCGTCTTCCACGTACCGGGCGGCTTGGTGCAGATCCGGTCGTGAAAACGGCCTGTAGAGCACCTCCGTGGCTTTACCGGTGCGCAGTAGCTCCAGCGCGTCTAGCCGGTTAATCGGAAAGTAGCGCATCTGCTGAATGGATACGCGATACCAGCGCCCGTTGGCGGGTGACATGGCCAGTTGGAGGCGCTTCATTTCGCACCTCCCGTGGCTTTTGTGATGGCCTCGAAGCACAGGTCCACGCAGGCATTCCACTTATCGGGATCCCCGTAGACGTTGCAGCTTGTAATGGCTTGCAGGGCGGCGAGCATCTCGGGTGCTGCGCTAATGAGGCGGGCGTCGGCGTTGATGTGCTCGCGATCGCCATCGACATCGGGAATCATCGCGACCAGTTCGCGGTGGCTCGTGACGCCATCGGTCGCGGACCAGATGTGGCGGGCGATGCCTTGGTCGCCCATCGCGTGGGTGGCTTTCCATGGGCCGGTGGTGTGGTTGGTGTTCATCGTGCGACCTCCCGAGCGACAGCCTGCGAGGCTGCGAGCCATTTGACCTTGGCAAGCTTGACCGCCAGCGCGACAGCAGTCGTGTTCGGTCGGATGCGGAACTCGTCAATTGCGTGCTCTTGAGCGGCTCGCATGGCTGACAGCCATTCGCCGGTCATTTCGTAGCTGCTGAAGGCGGCACGCGCCATTTCATCGATTTGAGCGTCGTTTAAGTAGGCGCTGCGAAGTTCGGTTTTCATCGTTTGCCTCGTTTGAGTTTGGGTTCAGACAGGGCGATGTTATGCTCAAGCCGGTTGGGTTGCAATAGATATTCACTAGCCAGAATGCATGTCATTTGTGCGTAACATTTAACCGCATCGTGGCCGGAGTGGGGGTGCTGATCCCATTAATTCTATTTCTTCATAATTAATTCTAGGCCCTTTTTCGTCGAAAAAGCCTTATGGAACATGGACTTAGAATAATTTACTTTAATTACTTCATATCAAGGTAGGTTGTGGATAACTTGTGGACAGATCAGAGGGACGACTAGACAGAAAGAGATAGAGAAAGAAATATAATAATAAATAATAATATATATAATATCTCTACCCTTTATGGATCAACAACTTACGAGTGTGTGTTGTTCGTTCGCAACATAATTAGTTCTATTTGTTCTTTTTCATGCTTTTGCCCGCTTGGCGGCAGGGCAGTTTGGTTGTAGATTCCCCACATGCAACGGACCAATACAGAGGGAGCCGTGACTGTGGAAGTTGACACGGAAAAGCCAGTGAAAAAGCGCGGGCGTGGGCGTCCGCCTGTGGCTCCGGAAGAGTCGAAGGAACTCCAGACTGTACAAACGCTAAAAGATGCCAGAAAACGCTGGGCGCATCCTGATCCGATTCTGTCAAAGTCAGTTGCCACTATGGCCCTCGCTGGCTTTCCGCGTGAACAAATCTGCGCGGCGCTGAAAATCAGCCCGGAAACACTGGGCCAGCACTATCACGACGAAATGACGCATGGCCGGACTAACATCATGGCCGAGGTCGTGGGAAGTCTCGCCCAGCGTGCGATCGCGGGCAGCGATACGGCAGCGATCTGGCTCACGAAAACCCGGCTGGGCTGGAGCGATCGACAGCAGGTCGATGTGAATGCCAACATCGAAGTCGTGCACCATCGGGGCGAACTCATGTCCGAATTAACCGGGCTAATCCAAAAAGGGATCACGATAGACGCGGAGCCGATTCCGGAAAATCCGGGCAAAATCGATTCTGACCCCCAATCACAGGGATAGGCCGTTTGGATTCTGGGCGCAAAAGGGCACCGACCCTCGAAAACGAGGGATAAGGTCGTGCGGGCGGATTGCGCCCGCGACCGCTAGACCGGTCCGAAAAACGGCCAGCCGGGACCGTGGCGGGCACGCGGCCCGCGCGAAAATCAGCCGGTCAGCCGGTCAGCCGGTCAGGCGCGAGCTACCGCGTCAGCTTTCCGCTTGCCGGTGCCGTGGGCGTGAAAGCCAACGATAACGTCGCGCCGCTCGCCAGCTTGACGCTGGCACAATCCGCACCGGGCGCAATTGATGTCGGAATATTCAGCCGGGCACGCGACAACGGTCCGACCCGCTGGCGTTTTGAGTGTCCGGGGCGCGTCAGCTGGTAACACGACGACGACCGGCGCGATGTCAAGCTCCGCGAGCTTGTCAGCTTCCGCGACCGTGTTAGCGCTTAAGTTTACGGTCAGCCCGCCAGCATTCGCGGCTCGAATAGCTTCCGCGTTACCGGGCGCGAGCGGGTCGTGGTGCGTGTACGTGAAACCTTTCCGGCCCCGGTTAGCTTCCACAAGCTCCGCGAGCTTTTCCGTATCGATGTGCACGCGGTCCGCGGTCGGTAAATCTCCGGACACGTTATGACGCCACAATTGACCGCGCGGAAGCTTGCGCACGTTTTCGCACAAGGTAGACCACGAGCCGCCCCGCTCACCGTTAGTTACTTTTTTCCAGTGGATAGCTTGCGGACCGTAATCGGCATAGCACCCGCCCGCATTCGCCCGGTTTAGCGGGCACGATATCGGGCAAAATTTTTCGGTCGATGTGGTGGCTGGAATCGGTCCGATTTTCTGATTTGACGAAACAATCGTGAAGTGGACCGAGTAGCTAACTGTCGTTTGGTTTTGCATCGTTTGGGTTTCCTGTTTTGTATCGTTTGGGTTTTCTTAACCGGATCCGGTTAAATCTTGAAAGCTTGTAGCTTCCGCTCGTCAAAGTACCAGCCCGTAAAGTCTGAGCCGGTATTGAAATCGACTGGCCAGCCTTTCAAAGCTTCCAAAAATTCGTCAACGGTCGCGGACCGGAAATCATCGCACGGCAATACATCCATCAGGATGTGAGCTTGTGACTCTTTATATCTTGTGAAATCAAACTCCATCCATTCGTCGCGGACAGATTCGCAATCCATCGTGCGATTGCAATCTAATAAGAATGCGATGTCCGCTCGAAGCTCATTCTGATTCGGGCACGCGGCCAGAATGTCAAAGTAGCTGACCGCGACCGGCTCCGCGTCATCGGTCGCACCTGCTAGCACAGCTTCCACAGCTTCCACATAGTCTGAATAGTTTTCATCGATGTCAGAGTAAAGCTCTGACGCGTCATCCATCGGTAACCGGGCCATGGCCCGCTCGAATGCAATCCCGATTGCAATCTCCATTCGGTCCGCTGGCGATAAGCTCGCGCCGTTACCGGCCCGCAATAGTTCCGCCGCGTCATATTTAATTTCCGACAGCATCCAGATTCGTCGCATATGTCACCTTTTAGTGTGCGCACTATCGCGCCCGGAAATTATCGGGCATTCCGCACTCATGCGCAAGCGGCTAGCGTTATATATATGCGCGGGCATTCGCTGCAATTGCTAGCACCATGCGCGACCGGTCCGCCCGCATGTGGCGGGCACATGCCCGCACATAACCGGGCGCGACTAGTACCGGGCGGGCGCGATGCGCGGCCCGGAATGCGCCACGGGCCTAGGGTCCCGTCCAGCCGGTCAGAATCAGGCGAGCGGGCAGGCTGGCGGGCGGGCGGGCACGCGAAACGACCCAGTGGGTGGTGGGTCCCATCTGCGGTATTTCATCCGCTAACCCACTAGCATTTTCACTTGCCCTACCCCCTTGCGCTGCAAGTATGCTAGGGTCCCATCTGGTAAACTGGAGGCACTATGGCAAAGCAAGGTTTGTACGCGAACATCCACGCCAAGCGCGAGCGCATCAAGGCAGGGTCCCCTGAAAAGATGCGTAAGCCGGGGACCCCCGGAGCGCCGACTGCTAAGGCATTCAAAGCGGCAGCGAAGACGGCCAAGAAACGCTGATCCATGTCGCAGCCCGCCCAAGGGTCCCCCTCTGGGACCCCGCCGGGTCCCCCTCCGGCAACGAAGAAGCTTTCTCCGCTGGAGCAGAAGCTCGCTCAGCTTCCGACCGAGGATCTGGAGGCGCTCACTTTTCATGCGCGGTGGAGCAGTAAGAGACACAAGCACCAGATCCCGCCGAAGGGCGACTGGACTGTCTGGCTCTTGCTGGCTGGTCGTGGTGCGGGCAAGACCCGAACGGCAGCGGAGTGGACTTGGTGGAATGCGTATCAGGCGAAAGAGACGCGCTGGTTGGTAAGCGCACCGACCTCAGCCGACATTCGAGATACGTGTTTTGAGGGCGATTCGGGTCTAATCTCGGTCATGCCCCCTGCGATCGTGAAGGAATACAACCGATCGCTATCAGAAATCATTCTCGTTAACGGTTCTCT